TCCTTGTCTTGTTGTTGATTGATCAGTAGTAAGATTTATATCTCCTCTATCAAAATTAGCTGTGTATATTATATTTATTATAGAACCAACTTCTTGTGTATTATTTACATTTTCTGTTAAATTAACAGATGGTGCAACAAATAGAGGTGTAAATACTGTTATTAAAATATCTTGTAAAATCTGTGAAAGAGTTCTTCCACTTATTACTGCACCAGTTCCTAATGCACCTACAGCAACATTAGTTGGTGATGCACCTGTATATGGTTGTCCAGAACCAACTAATAGTCCATCTACATAATCTTTATTTACAGCTTGTGTACCACCTGTTATACCATTTGCTGGATCAAGTAATAATTCTCCAAACAAAGTTAAGGTATTACCTGATGCTTGTTTAAATTTATTATCAGAAAGATTTAGTTTTGTTTTAAATGCCATATTAAATAGTTTTTTCTTTTATATAAATAGTTTTTTCTTTTATATAAATAGTTTTTTTTTAATTAATAATTATATTTCACTATGGTGAATATGAAGTTACATTCCAATTAATACCATTATATTCAAATGTTATTGATCCATAATCTGTGTTAATAAATGCTGTATTATCACCGTTGATATTTTTTCCATTACCAATAATTTCTATATTATTAATGTTTGCATTTCCTAAACCATCAGTAATTGTTATTTTACAACCAGTTTGTGGATTAGTTTGTAATGTATAACCAGTTGAACCTGATGATATATAATGTGAATCTATTGCATTATCTGGTATTGTTGCAACAGATAAGATTGTAGTAATAAATGTATTTCTAAGACCATTACTAAATATTACAATATTATCACCACTAGTAGTAACACTTGTAGTACCACTACCTATAATACTTCTGAATCTTGGATTTCTAAAAGCATCAAATTCCTTAAAAATTTTACCTAAGCCACTACCTACATGTGAGATTGTGAAATCTAAATCAAATCTTTGATTTGATATATTCCAGCCAATACCAAGACCAGCAAGAGATGCACCATCCACATCAATAGTAGTTCCATTTATGTCAATACCAATCCCACCTATATATGTTATTGGTAATGATAATGCAACCCATTCAATTGCTGTTGATCCCACATCAATAGGGTCTGGTGTTATAACAACCCAAAGTGTAGCAGTATTTGTTGCTCCACTAACTACCGAAGTAAATGCACCTGAGACTATTTCACCATTAACATCAAAATCTAATGACCTACTAAAAGTAGTTGTACCTGTAGAGTATACATAAATTCCATTATCATTTTTATTTGTCTGATTTTTTACTAAAACTCTATCATCATGATTAAGATTATATCCATCAATTGTAGTATCTGATGATCCATTAGTTAAATCAATTGGTATAATAGTAGCAACTTGTACAGCCTGTCTTACACTTAATCCACTTGCTACTGAGTCTACATAAGCTTTATCTACTAATGATCTAGGTTGAAATGTGGGTGCATAATTTGCAGCATATCTAAGACCAAATTTGTTTGTAGTATCATCTTCAATTATGAAACTACTTGTACCACTAAAAGTAATATTAATATTGCTAGGTGCAATATAATTTTCTAAATCAACAGTAATAGTATTACCAGTAATATCTTGAGGACTAATACCTTGACCAGCACTTAATGCACCTGAACTACCAAGAGCAACGTCTAAGTAATCACCAACAAAAAGATATGCTTCTATAAATGCAGGTCTTAATGCAGATACATTATATCCTGCAGGTGGGTCTTGAACAAATAAAACTCCACTATATGGGTCTAAATTCCAATTAATTGAATCGAATTTAGTAATTACAGTTGTACCATTTGTTTGTAATAGTACTGGATCGTACTCAGTAGTACCATCATTTTTTAATGTACCATATAGAGAAGGCACAATTTGAAGTTTACCTAAAGCTTCATATAAATATGTACTATTTGCAAATATTGCAGATAATGCACCTCCATTTGAGCTATAATTTGAAGGTAATTTTAACCTGTAACCCTGTGATTGATTTATTCCAATTTCAGTATCGGGAATTAAGTCTATTTCAAATCTTATTTTTTCAATAATACCATCGGTGCTATATAAAGCACTTAGACCACCATTTGTTAATGGTAGTGGATTAACAGTCTCACCAAATATTGTTGTATATGCAATCTGTAAATTTGAAGAAATACTTTCCTCTGTTGATGCAAATCCAAATTGTGTGTGTGCCTTACCTGATAATTTTTTGAATGATATGGCATTCTTATTTATGTCTACTAATGGCATATTATATATTTGTTATTGTTAAATTATTGATTTTTCTAGTATAACCATTCCCTACACGAATTCTAGTTATTACAATATCATCTATTGCTACTCTTGGTGTTGTTGAAAGAGTACAACTTACAGTAGTAATACTTCCTGAATGTGATATAGTTAAATTAGCGATACCTTCTGGATTACCAGTTGATGCAAAAGGATTTGACCATTCATGTGTTGTACCATTTGATCTTTTTATTAAAAATTCAAATTTAATATTATTACCTGATGGTGTTCCTAAAATACCATCATTAGTTAGAAAATTACTAGCATTACCAGTTAAATGATTTATTTGGAATGTTAGTGTTGATTGAGTTGTAGTATTTATAGATTTAAATTTTCTATAATGATTTCTTTCTCCTGTTGCCGAAGTATAATTTACATTAGCTGCTGGAGTATTTGTTACATCAGCAAAATTACCAAAAGGAATTCCATATTCAGAAGCCAATAATGATGAATTTGGGTAATATAATGATCCATTTAATACTAAAAGACCAGTGTTATATTGCGAAGTAGCACCAACTAGACTTTGAATACCATCCCAAGCATATGCAGTACTATTTATATTTGCATATAATAAAGGTGAATAATCTCTATCTTGTAATCTATTTACTTCACCTGAAAAGTTTTCATTTTTTAATGTACTAGTATCAATTATATTATAAATTAGAAAACCTGATCTGTTAACAATACCTCCATTAAATGCTTTTACACTAAAAGGGTGTTTGATATCTATATTTGTTCTTAATTCACCACTATTAGTTAATGAGCCAATAACAGTAGTTACATTAATAGGTAATACTGATGTAATATTAATATCTGTATTTTGAGGATTAGATGTTGTGTTTAAATTAGGTAGTTGCTGTGAAGTACCACTCAAAATACCTGCTCCTATTATAGAATTAGAAGTTGGATTTCCTAAATTATTTCTATTTGGATATGTTATTGCTGTTGCTGAATTACTGTAAACGTTTTTATATACATTACTTGCTATAGCATTATAAGTTACATTACCACCAGTATGATATTTTACTCCAGAAATATTTCTACTTCCTGTTAAACTAATATTATTAAATGTTTCAGCAGATAATGTGATTGAACTTGATTCAGAATCAAATATCCATCTACTAAAATTAGTTGTTCTATTAAATGTAGCTCCACTATGTATAATTCTTAAATAATTATATCCTTCATTAAATATATTATTTGGAATATTGTAAGTACCTGTTCTATATAATAATCCAGCAAAGTTATTTCCATTATCAAACCTAACTGGTCTTGCCTGACTTAAACTTAAATATGTTCCTGATGTTGCACCTGTATTTGATTGAATATTTATTGTTTCAATAATAGTACCATTTAATTCTACTTGTATTGATCCTACATTTCCATCTTTAAATGCATTTGGTAAAAATGGTATTCCACTAACGCTTCCAATAACACTATCATTTAATATACCTGTAACATCATTTTGTGTTAGACCTTTTTGATTACCACTAATTAAATAAGTTCCATTTACATTTATTGGTGAACCATTACCTGCTGTTGATGCATTAGTATATCCAGAAATAATGTTACTAGTACCAAATGATAATTTACCAGATACAAATGATCCTGAGCTTGACTGATCTGTTAATATAATTGGTTGTGAAGGTGCTAATAATAATAATAACTCATTAATATCATCTACTGCATCTGCAACTGTTGTTGTTCCAGTAAAAGGAAATAAGCCATCACTATATGTCCCATCACTAGGTATACCTAGTGCGCCACCATTAGATGAAATTGTAATTACATTACCAGAAGTTACTATGTCTACTCCACTACCACCAGATAATGATCTTAAAAAACTAGTACCACCTGTACTTGCAAATTGATTATATATTAGTCCAGTACCACCACTTAAATTAGTTATAAGTCCAGCACCACCACCTGCACTATAAATGATTGTTCCTCCGCTATAAGTTAATGTTGCACCATCAAAAGGATTACTTGCATCAACAGGAACTCCTGCAATTACTAATCCACCAATTATTTTTGCAAAGTTAGTTGTACCTGATAATGATAAAGTATCACCACTCTGTTGTTGAAATTGTAAATTAGCTAATCTTGGTCTAGTAAAAAACGTCATATCTATATCTATATTTTTAAGTAAAAACCTCCATAACAAAAAGCCGTTATGTGTTTTTAAAAAAATGGTTAAGTATAATTTAACCATTCATATATAAATACAGAATTATGATTTCAAAAGTAGTAGGAAATAAAAAAACCCACAAGATTTCTCTCATGGGTTTTAATTATTAATAAAATATAGTTGCGAGTACAGGACTCGAACCTGTGTAAACCTTATAAGGGACTCCGTGCTTATGAGACAGGTGAGATGCCACTTCTCCAACTCGCAAATCTTTACTTAGTTACGTTACAAAAGTAAGAGGCTTCACTAAGTCTGTAATATTGTACCTCCAAGTTTGAAAATTTTCAGGGACAAGGAGGAATAAATTTAGTGGAGAGAGAAGGATTTGAACCTACGACCACCCCCTTTTATGGGGGCACTCTACCGGACTGAGTTACCTCTCCAAATTTAAATAAGCCTGAGAATACAGCTATAAACACGAACCTTTCAGAAGATTATAATAAGCCAAAGCTCTTCCTTCTTTATCCACTACAGTTTCCCATAGTAATCCGTGATTGCAAGTAAATTACGTCAACCAATCGTATCGTTAAAAGTTTCTTCTGCTACTTCATATCTACTCTACTTATTTCAAAGCAAACTAAGGAGATGCCCCCAATAAACATCAGTAACACACATTCAGGCTTGCGACCATTATGCCCCGTCTTAATAACGAGTTTTGCAACTTTAGCTTCTAACGCTCTAGCACTTATGCTGTTTATGTACCATAATAGATTAAGAGTCTACTGCTAAATTTAATTAGCTAATTTTTATCTCATCGGAGTCTAGAAGTTGTGGCTAGAGAGTAGATTTCTACTTTTTGAATAGAAAATACTACACAACTTCCTGTGAGTACCACCTCACCGTTTCAAACCCTCCATCGCTTATCAATAGGACGAATCCTTTGTTTCACGTTATGGTTTAAGTTTTTCAACTGATTACCGCCCTACATTGTTGGTACAATTATGGACTATAACCTTACACTTATTTTTATTCTATTTTCATAGTCAATCCCGAATTCCTTACTTCGGAATCACTGCCTCAGTTAACCGCTAGGCGCACCTGAATATCTTAAACAGTGAATAGTGTATTGCTTACAAGTATTATATTTCTATAATCGACCTAATAGATGTTAAGAACTCTACTAAATCTTTATCCTCGTTTCCGAGTTTATCTTCCCATAAAAGGGCTTTTTCTTCCGAAGAAGAATAGAGAATATAAGCATCCTCAAATATTTTTATTTAATATGTCAAATTTTTAATTGCTGTACTTCTTTTAAGTACGATGCAAATCTAATTCTTTTTTTCTTTATTACAAAATGTTTTTAACTTTTTTAAAAAATAAAATTGTAATGAATAATTATAAATACGAATTAATTTATTAAAAGTTACAAAAAAATATAATATTTTATTTTTTAATGTTCGAGCTATTTTTACTACTCATTTCATTAAGTTGTTTTCTAATATCACTTTCTGATTCAGAAGATATCACAAATTTACTTAAATTTTTCATTTTTGCAAACTCATCCCTCATATTATCTTGTAATATATTGATATTTTTTTTCTGTTCTTCATTAAATACCTCATTTACAATTGGTTTAACTTCTACTTCTTTTTTAGGTAATTCACTAACTTCTTTTTCTTCCGCTTGATTTGTTGCAGTATCGCCACTAATAGTATCTTTATAGTTTACTAAGTCTCGTCCTTCTTTATTTGCATCCATATTTCTATTCATGGCTGCAATCTTTTCACTCAACTTATCAATTTGACCATCAGTAGCAATATTTGGTTCATCATCTTCATAGTCGCCCTTTTTATTTCGATAAGAGTAATCACTATCTCTCACAACAATTTTTACTGAATCATTATCGAATATAGCATCTTCAAATTTCTGACCATCTGCAGCAAATCTAGCTTTAAGTATTGCAATATTGGCAAGTCCTGCTCTTTTTTGTTCAGATGTTTTAGCAACAGACATTAAAAAATGTGTTTTTTGTGCTCGTTTAATACTTCCACCCATTTGTGCAGTACCTATAAATTCACTAGCACTACCATCATTAGAGTTACTTCCTAAACCACTTCTATTTGCCTGTATTGCAGTCCAACAAGGTATATTATAATCAGATGCAATTCCTTCAAAAGCTTTAATAATACCCTCTTCTGCTTTATTTTGATCGAAATATTTCTCATGTGGTTCAACACAATCTATTTAATCCAAGGCAAGTAAATTAAAACTTATACCCCACTTTTTCTTATATCGATCCATCCATTGACGTATCTTAGGTATAGTGATACCTTCTTGAGGGAATTTCTTTATAATTAACTTACCTAAGTTTCCATTATTTTGATAATCTTTGACACGCCTTCCGACAGATTCTAGATTATCATTCATCTCGCTTAGTTTAGTATCAGACCATATCGCAAAGTGCTTACGTCTAATTTCATCTTCAGTGTCTTCAAATACTACATGAAGAACATTTTTACCTAATGAATGAGCTTCATTTGCAATTTTAGTTAATGCTGTTGATTTACCAACTCCAGTACCAGCAAGTATGATACCAATTTCACCTTTGCCTAGACCACCACCCATTAAATTATCAATAGCTAGTATTCCAGTTCCAATTGGTTCTCTAAAATTTACTTGTAAGGCTCTTTCAATATCATGAAAAATCTCAATACCTTCATCTTCATCACTACCAATATCACTAATTCTTTTAGTCTTTTGATCGATTTTATAATTTATTTCATCAGTCAAGCCATGTTTAATATTTGACATTATAAATGCAGCAAGTTCATGATATTCACCTTGTTTTATGAAATTGTATACAGATTTTTGTACTGTATCACCATCATAGTCTAGGTTTTTATTTAAAACCCTATCATTCCAATTTTTAATGTTCTGAGCAATACCTAATAATATTTCTTCATCTACAGGATTACTTACTTGTTTAAATTTAGTTATTGCATGAAAGATACTCTTATTTTGTAAGTTTGGTGTTTTACCATATTCATTAAAATATTCTCTTAATACAGTAAAAAATCTTCTATGGTTAGGATCATCAAAGTATTCAGTCTTAAGAAATGGAAATATTTTATTTCCAAAATCAGGTTCAGTTAATATTTGCCATAACACTTTTAATTGATAGCCACTTCCAAGGTAGCCATCAATTGTATGCTCTTCTGTCATTATAAAAATTGATTAAAATGTTATAAATAAATAAGATTTTTAATTTTGAGTCCTATCATTACGTTTTGTGTTTTTTATGAAATTAGGATCACCTATTTTTTCCAACATCATATCTCTTCGTTTATTTGAAAATTCTCTGATTTGGTTTATATGTAAACCATAGGCGTATATTAAATCATAGTCATCCCACATGTGTGATATATCTTGATTTTTCAATTTAAGATTAATTTCTTGAGCGATATCATCTACAGTCTCACTTAATTCAATTGAAAATCTTGATGATGGATTATACCCTTCGACATAAAAATCTCTTTCAACAATAGGATTATTATTAATATATAATCCAAATTTAAATTGAATTCCTGTATATGTTTTACCATTAACAGTTTGATTAGACCTTTTCTTAAGTTTTAGTTTTTCATTAAAAGGTTTACCATTAAGTTTAGTGTGTTCAATTTCAGTTAAATTTTTGTAGTACTCAAGAAAATCGTAACTAGTTTGACCAAAGTCAATCTTATGTGAGATATTTCTTCTTGATAGTGCTTTTTGTAATCTTACTATAATTGAAAATATATCTTCTCTAATATCTACTGAGTAGCGAACTACAGGATTAAATACATCTGCTGAAAACAGAGTTTCAATTATTGTTTCGTCATCTTGGTATAAACCAAATTTAAACATATTTTCGTGTTCTTTATTTTCCATCTTAATTTATTGTTTTGTTATGTACTTCAAATATAACTCAAATATTTCACTAAGTCAATCATTTTAAATAAGCTTTCGCTTTATTTTTAAATAATTTTTATAGTTCTGTTTTTCATTCATGATTACAGGATAAAATGGTTCAATATAGTTAACAAATGTCCCACCATATACTGATAAAAATTGATCTTCATTCATCATGATTAATAGATTCTTTGAATTTCTATCTTCGTCTGATAATGGCATTTCCATTTGTGCTAGTTCTTCTTCTGCTTCTTCATTTAAGAAAGGTTCAGAAAGATTCATTAGCCTATGGTTAATCTTTAATCTTTCGATATTCGAAAGTAGATTTTCAAATGCTTTAAGTGGTTTTTTCTTGTTTTTAACTCTTTCCTTATTAATTTCATCTGCTTTTTTACAGATTTCTCTCACTGTAAATTGCTTAAATTTCATTTCAGGAAAATGTTTAAGTAATGTAGTCTCCTTAATTCCTGCTATACCAGCTAAATTATCGGATGTATCACCTTCAATTATTTTTATTGATAATGCATTTTTATAGTGATAATCAAATTCAAAAAAGAAATTAGTTTTATTAATTGGATTTTGAATATTACCAAACTTAATTGTAATATCATATTCTAATAATTGTAAAAAATCTCTATCATTTGTATAAAGAGTAATATCTTCATCATTTGACTTTTCAATTACATATGCAGCTATTAAATCATCTGCTTCAATACCTTCAACTTCTATTTGTCTTATGAATAGGTCTTCTGCATATGATTGAATTCTTTTTCTTTGTTTTAATAAAGACTGTTCTTTATATTCTTCTCTTTTTATTTCAGCATCAGATAATTCAATCTTAACATACCATTTTTTATTCTTACGATTTGCTTTATATGCTGGATCAATAACATGTCTTTGTATTCCACCATTTTCACCATCCCAAGCAAGAATAACCTTATTAGCTCGATAATCTCTTATAAGCATTCTAAGTGTTGTCATAAAAGAATATAAACCACCAATATGCCCATAGCTATCAGTATATGTATCTTTAGCTCCACTAAAAGATCGCTTTAATAAGTATGATCCATCAACTAATAAGGTTCTTGTTTTCACTTAATTATCTTTCTCGTTTTCAAAGTCATCCATTAATTCTTGATTACCTTTTTTTAATGAATTAACTTTATCTTCTAAATCATCATGATTAAAGTCAGTTTCTTCATCCACAATATATTTATTTTTTATATCATCTGCTGTAAGATTTTCTTCTTTTAAAACATCTCTAAAAAATTTAATATGTTCTTTCTTATATGCTTCCTTATCTGCAGATTCTATACCAATAAATCCATGCGGAGTTGATATTACTTTCCCTTCAAATGAGATACCACCAAGATCACCATCAATTTGATTTTTCTCAACTCTTATCTTAGTTTCTACACCATAAGATACATCACGACCACCAAAAGTAGCTGCAATTTTTTTAGTACCATGTGACTGAATTCCACCATGATGAAATATTAATCTAGCACCATAAAATAATGCTTCACCACCCTTATGTTTAATAACACCTGCACCTTGCATAGAATCAATCCATATTTTTTGTACACCAATCATTGTATTTGTATATGGTTTATCAATCTTTCTAGACCTTGGTATTCTACTATTTACTAAGTATTTAAATGATTTCTCAAATGCACCAGCATTCCACATATTATTGTCATTGGTATTCTTTTCATGTGCATTAATTGTTTTAATACAATCTAATGTTCCGAAAGAATCAACAGCGAATAATAAATCAAAAGGTAATTCACCTGCATCTTGTAAATCTAAGAAATGATGAATACATTCTGCCATATCTTCAATAGATGCTTCATTACGGCTTTTGTCATGATTTTTACCAAAATTCTGCAATAAAAAATCATTATCTACATAAATATAAAAACCTTCATTTTCCTCATCTCCTAAATCAAATCCCATTTTTTCTAAACGAGATAAACTTAAGTTATTTTCAGTATCAATTATTATTGATAATACACCCTGTTTTTGTGCGCCAACTATTGCTTCTGATAATGATGTTGATTTACCAGTATTTGAAAATCCTCTTGTAAGGGAAACATAACCCATTGGAAATCCATCCATTCCTGTTTGGTCTTTAAATGCTTTTGAGCATTTTAACCATCTTAATGGTTTGTTAGAGATATTCTCACTATTTGTTTTTTTCTTGAAGTCTGATAGAGAAAAGCTTTTTTTTACTGTTGGCTTTCTAGCAGCTTGATTTGTTGGAGTTTTACCCATTATATTATATTTTTTTATTGTAAAATATTATTGTTAAAAAAAGGTGGAAATTATTTTCCACCTTTTTAAAAAAAATCTATAGTATATTAAAATGGTAAATCATCATAATCATTATCTGAGTCATTATCATATTGTTCTACAATAGCAGGTTCTAGTTCTTTTTCTTGTTCTACAATACCACCACTTATATCTAATGAATCATCTTTATACTCACCTACATCTTCTTTAGTGACATTATTAATGTTTACATTATTATATGAATTTGCAACAACATCTGATGCTCTCTCTACTTTTCTATCTACGTTGTCAGTATTTGAACCAAGCGAAGAATCTCTATTGTTCATCTTTTCTTGTTTTTCATAATCTCTAGGATCAGGAAAAATCCACTTCTTGTTGCTCTTATCTGAATCGTCCCAATATGGATCAGTACCTTTTGCAATACGATCTAAATATTCTAAATCTGTTAATTCGGGAGCACTAGCAGGTTTAAAAACATCTCTCCATGTCTTATTATCACTTAACCACTGATTACGAATTAATTCGTCATCGGCTAGTAATGTTGCACCTTTCGCCATTATGTTTGATACATCTTTAAATTTCACACTTGATCCCGGAATTTGGTTATCGACAACGCTAATAATTAAGTCAGTACCTTTTAATGGATCAGCAAAATCAACTTGTGATTGTTCCACAAAATTCTGCAATGCCGGCATTAATTTATCATAGATACCTTGTTTCTTAAAATTGTGTTTAAATCTCCAAAATTTAACACCATCACCAGTGCTGTTTCTATCAATACCCCTAACAATATAGAATTTTTTAGCATCAAATGACATAGCATCTCTATAGATTCTATCATTATTTTTTTTAATATCTAATTGTTTGGTATTCATATCTTCTTTTTTTACTTTACGAAGAGATTGATCCTGTTTAGCAAGTTCTTGATCCCTTTTATCACAAATAGGACATGGTGCTGGAATCATGAATGGTTTACCATCTGCATCAGTAACTACATTTCCTTCTTTATCAAGTTTTGCAACTTCAGGATCGTTATGTTTTGGACAATAAATTTTTCTATATCTCTTACCATCTGTAGAATTAGTTTTTACAGCATGAAAAAATGCAGTCTCAACGTGTTTACGACCAGCTAGTGGAGGTATAATTCTAAAAGTTTCTTTATCTCTTCTTGGGGTAAAATACCTAGCGAGGATTTCTTCTTTACTAAGTTTTTTTGGTTTACCATCACCTTGGGTTTTGTAATCAGCGAATAAGGCTTTCGCTGCATCAAGTGCACCACCTTGTGGTATACTTGAATTTTCATTTGAATTTTCCATTAATTTTTACACTTTTTATTTAAACTTCAATTGTTTTCTTTTTTATAATTCGTTAAGAAACACAATACTACGAATTAATTTTTCAATTGTCAATCTTTTTTAATTTTTCACTTAAAATATTTTCACTTTTTTTATTTTCACTTCAATTCTTCTACTTTAAATACATCAAAATATATTTTTTTTATTAAAAATTTAAACTATTTCAGTTGATGTTACAGTGAAATTTATTGGTTTTTTTACATCGTAAAGACTACCACTAGACATTTTAACTTCTAAGAAATAATCTTGAGGAATTAACCATGATGTATCTAATAAAAACTCATATCCTGCTGTAGTTCGATCAGCTTTAGTAAATGGAATTACTTCTATCTGATGATTCACATCTTGCTTTACAAATAATCTATATTCAATATCTAATGGTAAGTTGTTATTTTGGTCTTGGTAAAGTTGCCTAGCATCAATTAATATTCTTCTAGTATTACTAGCTTGTATTTGTTCATTTGAACTTATGCCTATAACATTGAAAAAATAATTATCAAAATTTATTCTTTTAGATAAATCAAAATTTAAATATTGTTCTCCGTTTATTAGATAAAATTGTTGAGTAATATTTTTATTAATTCCATTAACAGTAATATTCCATATATCATTAAAAATTACTTGATCTGGATATTCTAAACTAGAAACAGAATAAGATACTTTATACACTCCCTTTCTTATTTGTTGAATAGTATTTCCTGTTAGTATGTTAATTTCACTTCCTTCATAATCATTGATAGTCACACTATTTACAATAATGTCAACACTTTTACCACCTGCATTAGCATATAAGTAAAGATTATTATTCTTATCCATATAAAAATACTCTCTATCATCCTCTATAAGATCGTTAACTATAGTTTCGACATATGGTTCATAAAAAGTAGGAGAGTCCTTTACATGGAATGCTACCGCTTGTCTTTGAAGTGTTGTAGTTGTTTCTAAATCATTAGTAAATTTAATAGCTAATCCAAATGTTGTTCCTGTAAATCCTGTTACCCCTGAAACAAATATTCTTGAGTTTATATAATCAGTTATATCAACTTTAATATCTTCACTACCATCCTGAAAATCAATGGTTTGTAAAATAGTTGACCCACTATTAATACCTCCTTCAGTTGACCATTCTACACCTGTTTTTCTTTCAAACCAATTAGATGCTTGTCTTGGTATGCTAGGAAATTCTTCTTCAATATAAATAAAATCATATCCATTACCTTCGTCCCAATCTTCTTCAACATTATAAAGTTCCAAAGTAAAACTAGAGGCACGTTGTGTTTCATTATCAGCATATCTAGTTCCAACTAATTCAGGTATAAATCTAATAGTATTAGTTAAATTAAGATAATGAGATTGTATTAAATTAGGATTTAGGAAACCAGAATTTAACTTATCTACTAGTGGTTGTAAATCAATATCAAAAATAAATCGTGAAACCTTTTCTTGTAAAGTTCCATAAAAAATTTCAGAAACTGGGTTTTGAGAATTGTTAGTTCTATTATCTTCAATTAGTGTATTATTTTTTTTAAAATATGATCTAAATCTACCCATTATAATATTTTATTATAAATACTTATTGATATATATTATAAACTATTATTGTCAATATATTCTTGTAGTACTATTGTTGCCTCAGTGAATTCTTTTCTCTTATCAAGAATTTCGTCCATTTGACCATCTTGAGTTAATGATACAATTAAAAACATTTTATTACCACTACCCATTGGTTGTTCCACTATTCTAATACCATATTCACTATTTGGATTATTAGTTGGAACTAAATTACCATTTCCATTATCTGATAATCTAAATTCCTCCATATTTGATTCATCCATACCACCGTAATTATTCATCCAATTTGAAACACCTGAGTTCATCTCACTTTTCCATTGACTAAATCCTTGATTTCCCTCAATATTCCAAAATTTACCATCATTAGTTAATATTCCCTCAGCACCCCACTTGTTAATAAATTCTTGTTTCCATGAAGTAATTGTTTCAGGTCTTAACATAACACTTGAAGTCATTGGGTCATTAGGTGAGGGTAGTTTTTCACCTAATAAATTAGGGTCATTAGGATCAATATTCTGAATTTCAATTGAGTTGACATTTGAATCTTCATTGATATCGTCACCTAATTTCTTTGGTGCATAATCATCAACCCAATATTGTGATGGGTCTAATAATACATTTGCACTATTATCACCTTGATTTTCTTCAAATTCTATTCCATCTAATTCTTCTTCTTCTTCTTGATTTTCTTCAAATTCTGGTTCTACACCTGCTTCATCTTCCATATCACCTAGTCTATCATAGTAATCTGGAATTTCAGTCAAATGATCCATGGTAATTTCAAGTGCTTCTCTAGGATTACTAGTGTGTTCCATTTCGATTTCTAAACCTTTTAGAATTTGAATAGAATCAAAATCAGTTGGTTCTGCGCCATCTCCTACACCGCCAACCAATATTTCATCATTCTGATCTATTTCTTCTTCAAATTCTTCTTGCATTCTAAATCTAGAAAGATCAACATTAGAACCACCACTTTGACCTGAAGAATATGATTTTTCAATTGCATTTAGAATTACCATTCCAATTTGTCTTGGCTTAATTTCTTCTTCACCTGCTTTTACTGCACGTGTATTTACCTTTGTTAATAATTTACCAAAATCATCTCCAAACTTTTGAGCACTTTGTTGTAATTTTCCTATCTGACTATTACCAGCTCCTTTTTGATATGATTTTTTTGTATCATCAACAAAATTATTTACACTTGTTTTAGCTTGATTATATTTATTTTTAACACCTTGTCCTATTGAATTACCAACAAAATTGGCTGCACCTTTAAGACCTGACATTGATATTTCATCAAGTTCACTCATTGAATTATCATTAATCGGTTCTAAACTTTTTTCAAGAAAATTCCATACTACTTCGGGATTTCCAAGATTAGAATAATGAAGATTACCACTAACGTCTTTTTCTATGAATTTCCATTTGTTTATAACGCCCTCATAACCATTATTTATAGATTGATCTAAAACTTTATATTCATTCCACAATTCATCTTTCAACTTATAAATTTGATTTGGAATAGTATTTTCGTTAACTATCTTATCTAGAGACTTATCTTTAGTTTTTAGCTTATCAATAGCAGGATAATCTACACCACCATCATATTTATTAGGTTGTTCTTTTTCTGCTGGTTGATCACCACCTTTATCTAAGTATGCTTTATCATCAACAACAGGTACATCAAATGTTTCATTAATATCACTATTACTTTCTTTTATAATTGTTTTATTAACCTTTTGAAATATTTCGAAAAGTCTTTCCTTTGAACCACTTTGATTATGTACTTTCATTATTTTTTATATTTTTTATTCTCTGCAAGATTTAGGTTGAAACTTTGACCAATTTCTCTTGAATTATGTTTTGGTAAGTCATCGAAGTCAGCCATATATGAACCATCTTCCATTTTTTTAATTCCTTGAATACCATCAACTTCTCTTCTAGCTTGAAAAGAATTACCTTTCCACATATCATTAAGGTTATAATAAAAAGGATGAGAATCTTCTTTACGTTTCATCAGCTTTTCAACATTTTTAGGTTCACGTACCTCTTCTACATCTGAAGATAAAGTACCTATTTTACCATTAAGAGAGTTTACAGTATTTTCTAGCCCATCAATAACTGTTTGCATCTTCTGCATAGCCGAGATGTTAAGTTGAATTATTGAATTTTGTTTTTCTTCTACTGAAGGTTCTTGTGAGATTGGTTCTTCCATACCCATTTCAGGTGATATTCCTTCTGGTTCTACAGCAACATCAATACCCATCTGACCATCATCCGCAGCATTATTCATATTATCATTTGATGCTGGTTCTTCGATGGGAGGTGTTTCAGAACCCATGTCAGGTTCTTGTTCCACATTAGGTTCTTCTACTTCTGGTTCTGTTAAATCAGGCATATCATCATCTTCATCAATTCCACCAACTAATGAATAATTAGCTTCTGAAATATTAGATAATTTCCTCATTCTTATGAGTCTTTCATCAACAGTCTCTCTAATATTTGCCATTTTATAAATTAGTATTGCTCTCTAAGTAATTGTTTTCCATCTTTAGTGACGTAGATAGGGTCAATACGTTCGACTAAACCT